GGATGAGTGACTTACGAACAGGGGTTGGCTTATGATCGCCGGGAACTTGCCCAACTCATCAAAGCGTTTAAGGCAATGGATGCCGAGGCGACAAAGGTTGCTGCTGAAACTGGTTTTGAGTTGTCTAAATTTGTCAATAGCGAAGTCAAGAGCGCAGGCTATTCGCGCTACATCAATCCAACCGCAGTCCGCAGAATCGTTGATGGCGGTTCAGTATCGAAGACCTCAAAGGTCGGTCAAGTATCATACGGATTTGCGCGCCAGCGTTTCTCGGGTGGTGGCACAACAAGGCAACTTTGGCCTGGGTTTGAGTTTGGATCAAAAAGGTTTAAACAGTTTCCTACTTATTCAGGTAGATTTGGTAGAGGTGGGCGCGGTTGGTTCATATTCCCGACCCTTCGCAGACTTCAGCCTGAATTAGTGAGAAAATGGGAAGAGAAGTTTTCCGACATTTTAAAGATTTGGGGTAAGTAATGGCTGGAGATAGAACCCTCAAACTTAGTCTTTTAGCAGACACAAAGAATCTTGTTGATGGCTTGAACAAAGGCCAAAAAGAAAGCCAGACATTTGGCGACAAGATAGACAACATTAACCGCAAGGTTGGTTTGGCTTTTGCTGCAATGGGCGCTGCTGCCACTGCAATGGCTCTTAAATTTACAAAAGATGCAATCGGCGCTGCTTCCGATATGGAAGAAACAGTTGCAAAAATTGGCGTTATTTTTGGCGAAAGCGCAAAAGAGATTGACAAGTTTGCTGCAACTGCTGCAACTAATCTAGGCCAATCTAAACAACAGGCTTTAGATGCTGCTGCAAACTTTGCTATTTTTGGAAAAGCAGCCGGCCTATCAGGTGAGGCTTTAGTTAATTTTTCTGTTGATTTTGTTGCCCTTGCATCTGATCTTGCTTCTTTTAATAACACAACCCCGGAAGATGCAATCAACGCTATTGGCGCTGCTCTACGCGGTGAAGCCGAGCCCCTTCGCCGTTATGGTGTTTTGCTTAATGATGCAACGCTAAAAGTCGCTGCTTTAGAGTTAGGCATATATTCCGGCACTGGCGCTCTTACTGCTCAACAAAAAGTTTTAGCCGCTCAAAAGGTAATCCTAGAACAAACAAATCTTGCTCAAGGCGATTTTGCTAGAACATCCGATGGCCTAGCAAACTCACAAAGACAAATCGCTGCATCTGTTGAAGATGCGCAAGCACAACTTGGCGAGGCTTTATTGCCAGTAATTCAACAACTAGCCGACTTCACAAAAAATGTTTTAGTGCCTGCTCTTTCTTCATTTATTGATGGATTAACTGGCAAAAGCGGTTTGAAAGAAGGATTAACAGAATCGCAGAAAAGCGCGGAGCAATTCGGTATAAGGGCGCGCAAGGTGTTTGATGTATTAGTTGATTTGAAAGAAGTTGCTATTGCAACTGCCGCAGTCTTAACAACAATTTTTGTGGTCAGCAAAATTCAAGCGGCAGTCGTTGCAACGATTGCGTTGATCAACACTTTAATCAAGGCTTACAATGCACTAAAGGCATCCGCAATTGTTGCTGGTATTGCAAGCGCATTTGCGATTAATCCATTGCTTGGCGTTGGCGCAACTGCCGGCGCTGCTGCGGTGTTATCAGCCGCCGCCGCAATTGCAAGGCGAAGTGATACCAGTGGGGTATCAGCCAGCATTGGGGGAACAGGAAGCAACACAGTTCCAAGTGCAAGTTTGCCGAGCGGTTTTACCTCAGGAACTACTATTCCTAAACCTGCCGGAACGCCTCAGATTACAGAAAGCGCAAGTGCAAGCGGAACAACTAGAACAACAAACGCACCTTCCGTTGCTTCCGCTCCTACAATTCTTAGACCTAGCGGCAACGCAATTCCAAGCACCTTTGACATTGCAGCAGCAAGAGCCGGCGAAGAACAAGATCGACCAATTGTTATCAATGTAAATGCGCCATCGGTTATCGATGAAACTGGTTTCACAAGAGCAGTGCAACTAGCAATTCAAAACACACAACAACGCGGTGGTGGCGGCTCAGGTTTCGCCCTAATTCAATGACAGTCTTTACACCTGATTGGCGAGTTAAAATCAATGGCACAACAGTCACCGCGATAACCCTTGTCAATTTAACTATTACCTCAGGTCGGCAGACAATCTATGAGCAACCTTCCGCATCCTATTGCAATGTAAGTCTTATCACTGATCCATCTCAATCAGTGCCTTATGAAATAAATGATTCGGTGACTATTGAGGTCAAAAAGTCGGACAATAGTTATGTTAATTTATTTGGCGGCTTTCTTTCCGATATTGCAATCATTGTCACAAACGCCGGCACAATTCAAGCAAGGCAAGAAGTGCGCATTGTGGCACTTGGGGCAATTGCCCGTTTGGCAAGGTCTAACTTTGTTGGCAATCTAAGTGCAAACAATGATGGTGACCAGATGCTTGAAGTGCTTGAGGGAGTGCTTTTAGCATCTTGGAATGAAGTGCCGAGCTCGCTTACTTGGGATAATTACGAACCGACTACACAATGGCAAGATGCAGAAAACACAGGTTTGGGGGAAATTGATACGCCTGGAGATTATTCACTCGCCGCATTATCAAATTTAGATCAATCCGTTTATTCTTTAGCAACTCAAATAGCCAATTCAGGTCTAGGTTATTTTTATGAAGATTCGCAAGGTCGAATTGGTTATGCTGATTCAACGCATCGAGGGCAATATCTTGCCACAAATGGTTATGTTGATTTAGATGCAAGGCAGGCTTTCGGCTCTGGTATGACAATCTTAAAAAGGGCTGGCGATGTAAGAAACAGTTTGTCAATTATTTATGGCGCAAGCGGAAATCAATCTTATGAACAAGAGGATGCCGCATCTGTTGCGCTTTATGGCGAACTCGCTTGGGTGGTCACAACGCATTTGCAGAATCTAACGGATGCCCAGGATCAAGCAGATTTTTACTTGGAAATTAGAACCTTCCCACAATATGAGATGCCAAGCATTACTTACCCACTTCAAAACCCTGAAATTGATGATGCAGACCGAGATGCCCTTTTAGAAGTCTTTATGGGCCAACCTCTAAACATCCAAAATTTGCCATCAAATATGACACTTGGCGAATATCAAGGTTTCATTGAGGGCTGGACTTGGAGGGCTGGAGTTAGCGGCCTAAGTATAGAATTAACGCTTTCACCAATTGCATTTAGCCTCCAGGCATTTAGATGGAACTCAGTGCCAGTTGGCGAAACTTGGAACTCAATCAGTCCAACTTTGGAATGGTATAACGCTACAATAGTCGCCTAAGGAGAATAAATGGCAACGACAACAAATTACTCTTGGACTACGCCTGATGACACAGATTTGGTCAAAGACGGCGCAGCCGCTATCCGCACACTTGGATCATCGGCTGACACCACAGTCAAGGATTTAAACCCCGGAACCACTGCCGGCGATATTGATTACTACACTAGCAGCACTGCTAAAGCAAGAATTGCAATTGGCACTGCAAATCAAGTTTTGCAAGTTAATTCTGGCGCAACTGCGCCTGAATGGGGTGTTGATCCTGTTGCTGATGTAATAACGACCGCAGGTGACCTACTTTATGGAACTGCCGCAGATACAGTAGCAAGGCTAGGAATTGGCACTGCTGGTCAAGTCCTTCAAGTTAATTCTGGCGCAACTGCTCCTGAATGGGCTGCGGCCGGGACTGGTGGGCTAACACTCATTTCCACATCAATACCATCATCGGCAACTGCGGTTGATTTCACATCCATTTCCAGTGAATACAAAATGCTTATTGTCACTTGGGCTGGGCTTTATGCCTCTTCAAACAACACTAATTTTTTGTTAAGATTAAACAACAATTCAGCAAATGCGTATAACTATCGCGAAATCGGATTTGATAACAACACACCAACAAACACTTTTGTTGCTGACGATAAATTGCCGGTTTTTGTTCGAACTACAAGCACTGCTGAAGTTGATACCGGATCAGGCTATTTAATGATTTTTAACGCCAATAGCACTACTTTAGATAAGTATTGCGAAGGAGTGACTTCTTACAAAAGAGCAGACACTTCCGCTTTGACAATAAGGCGGCATTCTTGCCATTACAACGACACAACTGCCATTTCTCAAATAAATTTTTTCCGAGCAGAAACCGCCGGAACAATAAATGTGACATCAGGTGGATTTATACAATTATGGGGTGTAAAGTGAAATACATAAACAACTGCGAAACAGGCGAAGTCATTGTCAGAGAATTGACGGATGACGAAATTGAATTGGAAGCCGAGCAAGCAAAAGTCTATCAAGCAAAATTAATTAAGATTGAAGCAGACAAAGCAGAAGCGGCAGCACAGAAGGCAGCCTTACTTGATCGCCTCGGAATTACCGAAGCCGAAGCAAAACTGCTTATTGGTTAGGCACAATTTAAAAAGATAATGCCAAAATTATGCAAGGCCGGAGTTCAATTACGCGAACAAATTGATGATGATTACCCGGAGAGAGATAGAAAGTCTGATGGCTGGATTGCAGACACTAGACACTCAACGCGCAAGTCAGATCACAACCCGGACCCTAAATCTGGAATTGTGCGCGCAATTGATATTGATGCAGATTTGGCGGCACACAAAGAAGAAGTTTTTGATCTTGTTGAGAAGATTCGGAAATGTGCTAAACGCGGAGATAAGCGCATTGCATACATCATTCACAACAAGCGGATTTGCAGTCCAACACTAAATTGGAAGTGGCGTAAATATCGCGGACCAAATCCGCACATTTCACATTTTCATTGCAGTTTCACAACATTGGGAGATGACAACGGAAAACCCTTTGACCTGGAAGGAACTAAAAATGATAAGCGATCTAAAATTAGCAGCAGAGAGTTGGGCGAAAGCCTTTCTAGCAGCAGCGCTAGCGACCTATCTAGCAGTGGGGTTCGACCCTGCTGCAATTGCCAATGCCGCTCTAATCTCAGTTTTGCCTAGCATTATCAACTGGCTCAATCCCAACTACGAGCGCTACGGCAAGATTAAATAATGGAGGCGGCCTCAGTCGCTGGCTTCATTGCCTCGGTCTTGGGCTCAATCGGATTAATGATTGCTGGCCTTAGATACATCATAAAACTAGAGAACATCCCCATTGTGTCGCGGCTTGATAAAATGGAAAGTCAATTAGAATTAGCCCTGGCGAAAGGGGTTCGAGGTGGCAACGCGAAAGCGCGTAAGTAAGAAAGCGCCTAAGAGAAAGCGCACAACAAAAGAAACACCTTTGATGAAGATTGACTTTTGGGCTATTGCTGCCAATGAAGTCTATCGAGCCTGCCGCCGCGCTGGAATGGATGAAGGAACTGCCCTGGCTTTTGCGATGGATCGCAGTAGTTATCCTGATTGGATTGTTCCTGCCGATGACCCAATAAAGAAAATTGGTTGGGAAGATGGCGAGGAAGATAACTAATTTTCCGCGAGGTCGAGTTGTTTGAATGGCTAAAGGAGAGAATTCCAGACCTAGAGCCAAGTAGAGCGACCGAAAAATTTGATGGCATCTCGATGGAATATAAAGCCATTTTTGAGTTGAAGTGCAGGCGCACTCACTACGATGATTTAATGATTGAACAAAGCAAGTGGGCTAGTTTGGTCGAATACGGGCTTCTAAGGGCCTTTAGAGCCTTTTATATCAGTTCAACACCTCTCGGCATCTACTGCTGGGAATTAGACCCTTTAAACGCCCCTGAATGGCAAATCAAGGCACTGCCTACAAAGACCGATTTTGCCAACTCAAAGACTACATCTAGGCCCGTTGGCTTCCTACACATAGACAATGCCTGGGATTTATTGCGACACTCCGAAAATCCATTTGCCTAAATCTATTTGATTAAATACATTTAACCCATCGGAAGGCGAATGTCCAACCGATAGGGAGCAAAAATGAATAA